GGTGGAGGAGCTGGTGGTGGATCAGCAGGTGCTGCATCATCGTCTGGAGGTGGTGGAGGTGGTGGTGGAGGTTCTGCCAGTGGAGATCTAAGTAGTCCAAAATTACCAGCTGTTGGTGACAAACAACCAACTGGAGCATCACCAGAAGGCATGCAGGCCGATGTTGGCGACCTATCAAAATATCTAAAACTTCAGCCAGGAGTAAATCTACAGGGTCTAGAACCTGGAGTTCAAAAGCGGCTTGCTGGGATGGCATCGGAATATTTCAGCACCACCGGACAAAAAATACAGATCAATACTGCCTATAGAGATTCAAAAGAACAGGCGGAATTATTTAAAAAATACGGATCGCCAAGAGCAGCTCCTCCGGGACGCAGCAAACACGAAGTTGGCCTGGCTTTTGATATAAATTCTGCAGATGCCAACAAAGCAGTAGGTCTAGGACTATTTGAAAAATTTGGTTTTGCTCGACCTGTAAGTGCAGAAGCATGGCACATAGAAGCCAAAGAAGCACGAGGTGGTTCTCCTGACAATCCAGCAGCGCCTGGCAAAGACGTGATGGTTGCAGGCGCGGGCGGCAAAGCAACATCACCTGATTCAGGCAAACCCTCAGCAAAAAATGGAGGAATTATCAAAGGTCCTATGGGCGGCTTTGATGCTGAATTGCATGGTGCTGAAGCTGTAGTTCCGTTGCCCGATGGCAAGAAAATTCCTGTGACTTTCAGTAATCTAGGAAAAGATGTACTAGATCAATTGAGCCAACAAGCTGGATTTGACCCTGCGTCATATCTCAATGACGTTCAAAATTCTGTAACAGCAGGTGCCGGCCCTTCAGTACAAATGCCAGACTATAAGTCTGTTATGGATAATGTTACCAGTGGCGTTTCAGGATTAGAAGCCAATGCCAAACAAAAAACAGATTTGAGTATGTCAAAACAAGAATCTACTCCTGCAACAGAAGTCAGTGATCCCGGTAAACAATCACTTGGTCAAGAAGGCGCAGTATCATTGCTATCTTCGTTAAATAACAAGATGGATCAACTAATATCTATCAATGGTCAGTTAGCCAACATCAATAATGATCAACTGCGTGTACAAAAAGGATTTAGTTTTGGCGATATGTTTAAATCACCTGTATAATTTGGAAAAACAATGAGCTGGAAAAAGTATTTTACCCCAATAAAAATAGAAAATCAAACAGGCTCTATGAGTCCCATTGGCGGCGGACGACCAGGTCCTGCTCGTGCAAACTATTCTAGTTTTTTACCTGACGTTTATGCAGGAAGTCCCAATCGTGTTGAACGATATATGCAGTATGATACCATGGACATGGATTCAGAAGTCAATGCTGCACTGGACATACTTGCAGAATTCTGCACACAAAAAGACAAAGAAAATGCCACACCATTTCATTTTTACTTCAAAGGCAAACCTACTTCAACAGAAGTAAAATTACTAAAAGACAGCTTACAAAAGTGGACCAAACAACAACAATTTGAAACAAGAATATTTCGAATTGTACGCAACACATTCAAGTACGGCGATTGTTTTTTTGTTAGGGATCCTCAAACCCAAAAATGGCTTTTTGTGGATGCAGCCAAAGTTACAAAAATTATTGTCAATGAAAGTGAAGGTAAGATACCTGAACAATATGTGATCAAAGACATTAATTTTAATTTTAAAGAATTAATTGCAACCACTCCTCACAACACAACCAATACCGCGCCCAGCGGTACCAGCAGCTATTCTAGCGGTGGCGGACTAGGACGTGGCATGGTTGGGGCAGCATCACAATCACCGGGCACTAGATTTCATAATCAAACCAATGAAGTCACAGTAGATGCTAAACACGTGGTACATATCACACTCAGTGAAGGTTTGGACAACAACTATCCTTTTGGCAACAGCTTGTTAGAATCAGTATTTAAAGTCTACAAGCAGAAAGAATTGCTTGAAGATGCTATCATTATCTATCGTATACAACGTGCTCCAGAAAGACGTATTTTCTATGTGGACGTTGGTAATATGCCAGCGCACATGGCCATGAGCTTTGTTGAACGTGTAAAAAACGAAATCCAACAAAGACGCATTCCTTCATCGACGGGTGGCGGACAAAACATGGTTGATGCCAGTTATAATCCATTGAGTGCCAGCGAAGATTACTTTTTTCCGCAGACAGCAGAAGGTCGTGGTTCAAAAGTAGAAACACTTCCAGGTGGTACTAATCTAGGCGAAATCACTGACCTACGTTATTTTACCAACAAGTTATTTCGTGCTCTAAGAATCCCTAGTGCATATTTGCCCACAGCAGTTGACGAAGCACCAAACAGTCTAGCAGATGGCAAAGTGGGTACAGCATATATTCAAGAACTGAGATTCAATGAATACTGCAAACGACTGCAGGCCATGGTAGTAGAAACTTTTGATGTTGAATTCAAATACTGGATGAACAACAATGGCATCAACATTGATTCCAGTTTATTCGAATTAAAATTCAACGAGCCACAGAATTTTGCAGCCTATCGTCAGGCTGAATTAGATACCACTAGAGCAGCAATATTTACACAGGTTCAAGAAATGCCGCATCTCAGCAAGCGTTTTGCACTGAAACGCTTCTTGGGACTATCAGAAGAAGAAATCAAAGAAAACGAACGCATGTGGAGAGAAGAAAATGGCGGCAATCTAAAACCAGCGCCTGATGCTTCAAGTGAAATGCGTAGCATAGGCATTACGCCAGGTAGTCTAGGAGCAGAAACTGGCGCACAAGATCAAGAAGCTGATCCAGCTATGGCAGCAGCAGCTGAACAGCAGGCAGCAGCCCCAGCAGATCAGGCTGCACCAGCACCTGCAGCAGTTTAAAATATAAATACAGTATGCTCCTATTAGAATTTTTATATTTCAACGACAACAACAATGATTTTGCAGTTGATCGTAGATACGACAGCGCCAGAGATTCTTCTGTGGTCAAAAAAAGTGACACAAGAAAGATTCGATTAACACTTAGACAAATAAATCAATTGCGTCAACAAAGTGAAGCACACGAATTTGAAGAACAGTCAGAACAAGAATTCATAAGACAAATGTATGGAACTCCAGTTGAAGCAGCGCCAGCGGAATGATGTGGCTTTTGTACTAGGCAACGGCAAAAGCAGACTAAACATAGATCCTAGAAACTTTCAAGAACGTGGTGTTGTATACGGTTGCAACGCCCTGTATCGAGAATTTGCCCCAGATTATCTAGTGGCAGTCGATGTCAAAATGGTAAATGAAATTATAGCGTCAGGCTATCACCGAACACATCAAGTATGGACCAATTCCAACAAAGGTGTAACATCCAAAGCAAATATCAATTTTTTTAGCCCGCATAAAGGCTGGAGCAGTGGTCCTACTGCACTATGGTTTGCCAGTACACATACCTATCAAACTATCTATATATTGGGGTTTGACTATCAAGGAGCTGGTGGGAAATTCAATAATGTGTATGCAGACACATTCAACTACAAGAAAAGTACAGATGCTCCTACATTCCACGGCAACTGGCTAAGTCAAACTGAAAAAGTTATCAAAGAATTTAGACAGATCAAGTTTGTTAGAGTGATCGAAGACGGTGCATTTGTGCCTGATCAATTGGGCTATCAACACCCTAATCTCAAACACATCAACTATCACGAATTTAAATTAAATTACCCAGAAGTTATTTACAATAGCTAAATCAATCAAAAAACTACCATTTAACACAGTTTTGTTACAACTGTTGTAAATACATCACGACAGCCAAATCATCTTTAAGGAGAATAAACATGTCAGATAAAAGTAAATTAGAGCAGATGCTTGAAAGCCTGGTCAATGACGATCAAGCTAGAGCAGAAGAATTATTCCACGAGTACGTGGTTGCAAAATCACGTGAGATCTACGAAAATCTCATCGACGCAGAATTAGACGAAGCTGCTGAGGATGATGAAGATCCAGAAAAAGAAGTTGACGAAGCTTCTGAACAAGATAAAGAAGATGACGACACTGATCTAGACGAAGAGTTTGAAGACATCGCCATCGAAGCTGATGATGAAATGGGCGACACACCAGATATGGGTGACGACCTAGAAGGTGAACTAGACGGAGAAATGGGTGACGAAATGGGCGACAAAGCCCCAGAAGAGTTGTTCCAAGATCTAGACGCTATTGTAGATGAACTACAGGCCAAATTTGACGCAATGAATGGCGACGATATGGGCGATGATATGGGTCCCCCAGATGAAATGAAAGACGATTTCGATCTAGCCACAGTGCGTGAGTATGTGGAAAAAGTTGCTGGCGGCCATGGTGCAGAGAAGAAAGGCCAGGGAGAAGGTCAGTACAGCGGTACTGGCAAGCTAAGTGACAGCACAAATGTAAATTCCAAGTCTATTGTTGCTGGAAAGAATGATATGGGCGGTACAACTGCTAACATTCTAAGCAGCAAAGAAGACACTCCTAAGTATGCAGGAGCAGGTGGCGGCCAACTAGGCGGATCAAGCCTATTCAAAGGTACACCAAAAGAAGATAACGCAGGCAATATCAACGTTCCAGGCGGCAAGGCAGGTGGTGCTTTCTCCACGAAACAGCCAGGTCATGGTGCAGAGAAGAAAGGCGAAGCTGAAGGAAAATTCAGTGGAGCAGGTGGTTCTTCCGGTTCAGTTGATAAAGCAAGTCTTTTCCGTGGCCGTAGATAATAGGACGTAACGGTGAAAACTACCCTCAGTGAACAATTGAGTTTTGACCAGGCAAAGATTGTCTTGGAGAGCGAAGGCGAGGGCGATAAAAAATCGCTGCATCTGAACGGTATCTGCATTCAAGGAGATATCCGTAATCAGAATCAGCGTGTTTATTCTTCTCAAGAGATTGGCAAGGCTGTCAAGACGCTCAACGAACAGATCTCTGGTGGATATTCAGTTTGCGGAGAGTTGGATCACCCGCAGGATTTAAAAATCAATCTAGATCGTGTTAGTCATATGATTACCAAGATGTGGATGGATGGTCCTAACGGCTACGGAAAACTTAAAATAATTCCCACTCCAATGGGCAATCTAGTACAGACCATGTTGGAGTCGGGAGTGAAATTAGGTGTATCGAGCAGAGGCTCAGGCGAAGTAGATGGTAGTGGCAATGTTCAGGGATTTGAAATAATCACTGTAGATATTGTGGCACAACCCAGCGCCCCGGGAGCTTATCCTACACCAGTATACGAACACTTGATGAATACAACAGGTGGATATAAGGCATTTACAATGGCAAAAGAAGTTCAAGGCGACCCCAAGGCACAGAAATACCTAGCAGAGAATCTGGTGAAAATCATCAGAGGTCTCAAATAACAGTAGGAGAATCACATGCTAGACATCGTAAAACAATTGTTTGAAAACAATGTGATTTCCGAAGAAATAAAATCGGAAATTGAAGCTGCTTGGCAAAGCAGAATTCAAGAAAACCGTGACCACGTCACCGCAACACTTCGTGAAGAGTTCGCACAAAAGTACGAACACGACAAGTCTGCTATGGTTGAAGCTGTAGAAGCTATGCTAACGGACCGCCTACAAGCGGAACTAGGCGAGCTAGCCGAAGACCGTCAGGGACTAATTGATGCCAGAGCACGTTATGCACAAAAAATGACACAGGATTCTACCGCAATGGAATCATTTGTCATGAACAATCTGCGTAAAGAGCTGGCTGAATTGCATGAAGATCGTCAACGTGTAGCACACAATGTAACACAATTAGAATCTTTTATTGTGGATGCCCTAGCGAAAGAAATCGCAGAATTCCATGCAGATAAGAAAGATTTAGCTGAAACCAAAGTAAAATTGGTTCGCGAAAGCAAGGCTAAGTTTGAAGCTATCAAGAAAGATTTTGTTGCTCGTTCTGCAAAGATCATTGAAGAAACAGTCTCTAAAGGACTACGTTCTGAAATGCATCAATTGCGTGAAGACATTGAAGCTGCTCGTAGAAATGATTTTGGTCGCAGAATTTTTGAAAGTTTTGCCAGCGAATATGCTGCCAGCCATCTTAATGAGAAATCAGAAACCGCTAAACTTCTAAAAGCATTTGCTGTAAAAGAGCAAGAACTTGAAGAAGCAGCAAAGATTGTTGCAGATACACAGAAATTAGTTGAAAGTCGTGAAACAGAATTACGCATTGCTAAAGATTCAGCCACTCGCAAAGAAACAATGAGCGAATTGCTAAATCCATTAGCAGGAGATAAAAAACAAGTGATGAAACAATTACTTGAATCTATTCAAACTGACAGACTACACGTGGCTTTTGACAAATACCTACCAGCTGTAATGGATGGTGGAGTACCAGTCAAGAAATCACTTACAGAATCAAAAGAAATCACAGGCAACAAACAGGCACAATCAATCAGCAGCGAAGATAAAACTGCTGAAATCATTGACATCCGCAGGCTTGCGGGACTAAAAGTTTAAGGAGAACTATAATGTCACAATTACTCGAGTCACGCTGGTCGGAAACCAAAGAAGCTCTTTTAGAAGGTCTTCAAGGCAACAAGCGTTCAGTAATGGCAACTACTCTAGAAAATACCCGTAAGTATTTGGCAGAGAGTGCCACTGCTGGAGCCACATCCGCCGGCAACATTGCAACACTTAACCGTGTTATTCTACCCGTCATTAGACGTGTAATGCCAACAGTTATCGCTAACGAGTTGGTTGGTGTCCAGCCTATGACTGGCCCAGTGGGTCAAATCCACACTCTACGTGTTCGTTACGCAGACAACTACACAGGCAGCACTGGTGACAGTGCAACTGCTGGTGAAGAAGCTCTATCACCATTTAAAGTTGCAGAAGGATATTCTGGTAACACAAATGGCAGAGCCGATGCAACAGCAGCCAAAGAAGGTGCAGCTGGTAACAGAATGAGCATTCAGATCTTGAAACAAACAGTTGAAGCTAAGACACGTAAGTTATCAGCTCGCTGGACTTTTGAGGCTGCTCAAGATGCACAAGCCCAACAAGGCATTGACATCGAAGCAGAAATCATGGCTGCTCTT